GTGAGAGACATGTCCCATATGAGCAAACTCGTAACCGGTGTCGCGCTCGGCACTTCCGGCGGCACCATCCTGAACGGTGTTCTGACAAAACTGAGCCCTGATGAATGGAGTGCCGTCGGTGTGCTGGCTGGTATCGCGGGCATTGTCATCACCGGGCTTATTAACTGGTACTTCAAACGAAAGGTCGCCAATGCCCAGGTAAGGGCGCTGGAGAAATACGGCCCGACGGTAAAAGTTGGAGATGACTGATATGCCGATGACCAGCAGTCTGCGTAATAAACTCATCGCTGCTGCGGGCGGCGGCGCGATGCTCATCGCCACTATTTTTCTTGGTGGTCATGACGGTGTGGAAGGGCGAAGGTATGTAGCCTACAAAGATGTGGCGGGTGTCTGGAGTGTGTGCGACGGTCACACCGGACGCGATATCGTCCGGAACAAAACCTATACCGACCGGGAATGTGATGCTCTGCTGTGGAAAGACCTGCAACCGGCAAAGCGCACCGTTGACCAGCTGGTAAAGGTGCCGGTGGGCGAGTATCAGCGCGCCGCGCTCTACAGCTTCGTCTTTAACGTCGGCTCCGATGCGTTCTCTAAATCCACTTTGCTGCGGAAACTCAATAAGGGCGACCATGCCGGTGCGTGCGAAGAGATGCGCCGCTGGGTTTACGCTGGTGGCATGAAATGGAAAGGACTACAGAACCGGCGCGAGATGGAGCGTTCCATGTGCCTGGCGGAAGGTAAAAATGACCTTTAAAGCAAAACTTATCGGCGCGCTGCTGGTTGCTGGCCTGCTGGTGGCGCTTGGCTGGGCGGTTAATCACTACCGCGATAATGCCATCGCCTATAAAGAGCAGCGCGATAAAGCAAAAGGCGACCTGCAACTGGCGAACGATACCATCGGTGATATGAAGGTGCGCCAGCGCGATGTCGCAGCGCTCGATGCTAAATACTACGGAGAACTGGCAGATGCCAAAGCGACTATTGACCAGCTTGAACGTGATGTTGCTGCTGGCCGTAAGCGGCTGCAACTCAATGCCACCTGCAGAGCGAACGGAACGCCCGGCACCCCCAGCATGGATGATGGCACCGGCCCCCGACTTACTGACGCCGCTGAACGGGATTATTTCACCCTCAGAGAGCGAATCGAAACCACAACCAGGCAATTGACCGGTCTGCAAGCGTATGTTCGTGAGCAATGCATGAGGTAATAAGTGGTTATTGTCCCGATCACATTTCGCCAGGCTTGTGAGTTTATAAGCCATTTACATCGTCACAATAAGCCTCCTGTAGGCCATAAATTCAGTATTGGGCTGAAATTCAATGGCGTACTGGTGGGTGTAGCAATGGCTGGGCGTCCAATAGCCCGCCACTTTGATGATGGGCTGACGCTCGAAGTTAACCGCACGTGCACAGATGGTACCCGGAACGCTAACTCAATGTTATACGGGGCTGTGCGTCGTGCTGCATGGGGTATGGGCTACCAAAGGATCATTACATATACCCAGGCTGATGAATCGGGAGCATCTTTACGCGCTGCTGGTTTCGAGAAGGTTAAAAAGCTGCCTGCGCGATCTGGTTGGGCAGCATCGTCAGTAAAGATGAAAGCAACTCGCGACCCGGTTGGCAATGGCGGTATTGAGCGCGTGTTGTGGGAGGCGAAGCGGTAAGCATCACAAGGCGCATTTACGAGTGCGCCTGATGATGCTTATCAGTTTCCAAAATCAAAGCTGCGTTTTCAATTCCGAAGGGTTGTCGGATGGGGTGGCTTCTTCTGATGGCGTGGCGCTGAAGTCTTTAATGATTGCACATCCCCACCAGTTAATAATCAGCGCCGATACAGCGGTAAACAGCCATGGTATCTGTGAACCTTCGAAGTATTCCTCGCCGATATAGTTACCGGTGGTAAAACAGGTGAAGATGGTCGCACCGATAAACCATCCCTGAAAAAGATTGGTTTTCAAAGTCATGATAGTTCCCCATTGGTATGAGCTGCCAATATCTCTCTGAGAACAACGTAAATCAATCATCTTGTGTATATGTGAAGGAAGATTTATGTCAGTAGAAGGCAGCAGTGATCCGGTAAAATTTAGGCAAGGCTGGGATAAATCGACAGAAGAAAAATAGTCGTGGCCTCGCTTAGCGGGGCTTTTTTTTCTGCGCATCGCACGCGCATCAACGAGACACTTTCAGCAGTGGGCCTGGGGATACCGCTTGTCTCGGGCGGCTTTCCCGTGCGACAGGCTCACCTCTAAAAGGTACAAATCATGGAAAATAAATTACCCGTAATCGTAACCAGCCCTGTTGCCTATGGGGTACAGGTGGAATGGCGCTGGCCTGTTGGTGCTCACTGGTACAGTCATATCGAATTGCAGTACCTGCGACCAGGTAAACTCCCCGTCTCAGAAATTTTTCCATGGCCTGTTACTGACTACACCATATCCGGGATTAAAGCTGGAGAAAATATTCAGGTACGCCTGCGCCCACTCGATAAAGAAGGCAATGGCCCGGCCTGGACAGCCAGCGACTGGCAGGACGGCGCGGCCTCTTACGATGTGCAGGATTACATGGATGAGATCGATAAACAGGTGCGCAATACCGGTGCCTTTAAAGCACTTAACGGTGATGCCAGCATCAAAGAGTCAGAGATCCAGCCAGCCTCAATAGCAGCAAGCGCTATTAAGGAGGAAGCAGCAGCAAGGGCTGAAGCTATTGCAAAAGATGATCTGGCGCGAAAGGAAGGGATGCCAACCAAGCGTATTGGTTCCTTCGATGTTAAAGACGACAGCATTGTGTTCAAAGACGGTGACGGCGCAGTACGAGTCCGTGTTGGCAAAATTGCTGAAACATCGACAGTCGAAACTATTGAGCAGCGCACGCTGTCGGCAGTGCTGTCTAACTCGTTACACTTGTTCGATGCTGCCCAGGCTGGAGACACTGCCGTTAAAATCGCTCAGGCTGTTAAGTCAGCGTTTCAGACACTGAATAGCGGCTTTGCTGCTGGTGGCTATGTAAGCAGTCAGTGGGGCATCAAGATGGACCCGTCAGTTAGCCATACCACCGAGTGCGTGGATAAGTCTGAACGTTCGGACTGTGAGTCAGATGCTCACGATCCGGTTTCACTGAAAGCCATTAAGGACAGTCGTGAAGATGACATGCTTACCTTCGGGGGCTATCCCGGCGCACAGCTCAGGAACAAGCTGGCTGTCAATGGTGCCGCCTCCCAGGCAAAGGTCATCCTTTCCCGTGATATGAAGGAAGCCATTAGCGATGTGGTGCTAAATGTTATCAAAGAACAGAGTAAGCCAGGCGGGTTACTGTATCGACAATGATGGACGTTTGGACGTCTAAATGGCCGTGCTCTGGTGGCGATGCATTCAAATGATAATCATTATCATCTTTCGGGTCCTTTCCGGCATCCCGGGTGCTTACGGGGCGGCGACCGCGCAGATTTCCGCTATTTATGAGAATTTCTGAGTTTTAGTCGTTTCCGTTCTTCTTCCCTATAACCCTTTGTTTATCCTGGCAACCACCACCAAAAAGAAAGGAAACCGGAATGGCTGTTCTTAACCGAAAACGCCGTGATCGTTTCCGTTCTCCGTTTTTGCTCAAGGAGTGCGCATGGAAGTTAATAAAAAGCAGCTCTCCGACATATTCGGCGTCAGCGTGCGGACGGTTCAGAACTGGCAGGATCAGGGTATGCCGGTTTCGCGGGGTGGGGGAAAGGGCAACGAAGTGCTTTATGAGTCTGCCGACGCGATCAAATGGTATTCCGAACGGGACGCGGCCATTGAAAATGAGAAGCTGCGAAAAGAGGTGGAAGAACTGCGCATCGCCGGAGAATCCGATTTGCAGCCTGGCACTATTGATTATGAGCGGTACCGTCTGACCCGGGCTCAGGCGGATGCCCAGGAACTTAAAAATGCCAAAGAATCCGCTGAAGTGGTGGAAACCGCATTCTGCACGTTCGTGCTCTCACGTATGGCCGGTGAAATAGCCAGTATCCTTGACGGGATCCCCCTGTCGGTACAGCGGCGATTTCCGGAGCTGGAGAATCGTCACATTGACTTTCTGAAGAAGGATGTCATTAAGGCCATGAACAAAGCAGCGGCGCTGGATGAAATCATACCGGGGTTGCTGAGTGAATATCTCGAACAGTCAGATTAACGGGCTTCAGTTCTCGGCGCGCGCCGGGCTGCGGTCACTCTACCGTCCCGAGCCGCAAACAGCGGTTGAGTGGGCAGATGAAAATTATTACCTGCCAAAAGAATCGGCATACCAGGAAGGGCGATGGGAAACACTGCCTTTCCAGCGCGCCATTATGAATGCCATGGGGCACGACTATATTCGTGAAGTCAACGTCGTCAAATCTGCGCGCGTGGGCTATTCAAAAATGCTGCTTGGTGTGTACGCCTATTTTATTGAGCACAAGCAGCGTAATTCCCTGATCTGGCTGCCGACCGATGGCGACGCCGAGAACTTTATGAAATCGCATGTCGAGCCGACCATCCGGGATATTCCTCCCCTGCTGGCACTTGCGCCGTGGTATGGCAAAAAGAACCGCAACAATACGCTGAGCATGAAGCGATTTTCTAACGGGCGTGGCTTCTGGTGCCTGGGCGGTAAGGCGGCCAAAAACTACCGCGAAAAATCAGTGGACGTCGCCGGGTACGACGAGCTGGCGGCATTTGATGAAGACATCGAGAAAGAAGGTTCGCCTACCTTTCTTGGTGACAAGCGTATTGAAGGCTCGGTGTGGCCCAAGTCAATAAGAGGGTCCACACCGAAAATCCGCGGTACCTGCCAGATTGAGCGCGCCGCCAGCGAATCAGAACATTTTCTGCGTTTCCACGTTGTCTGCCCGCACTGCGGGGAAGAGCAGTACCTTAAATTTGGCGACAGGGAAACGCCGTTTGGCTTCAAATGGCTGCCAGGCGAACCTTCCAGCGTCTATTACCTTTGCGAACATAACGCGTGCGTTATTAAGCAGCAGGAACTGGATTTCACCGAAGCGCGCTATATCTGCGAGCGTACCGGCATCTGGACCCGCGACGGCCTTGCCTGGTATTCCTCGACAGGAGAAGAAATTGATCCGCCTGACAGCGTGACGTTCCATATCTGGACCGCGTACAGCCCGTTCACAACGTGGGTGCAAATCGTCAAGGACTGGATAAAAACTAAAGGCGACACAGGCAAGCGCAAAACGTTCGTCAACACCACGCTTGGCGAAACATGGGAAGCAAGGATCGGCGAGCGTCCTGACGCAGAGCTGATCGAAGAGCGCAAGGAATTGTTTCACGCCTCCGTTCCCGATCGCGCCGCCTATCTTACGGCGGGTATCGACTCCCAGCTCGACCGTTACGAAATGCGTGTGTGGGGCTGGGGACCCGGCGAAGAAAGCTGGCTGGTGGACCGGCAAATTATCATGGGGCGTCACGACGATGCGCAGACGCTGGAAAGGGTTGATGACGCTATCGGTAAAACCTACTACCGGCGAAACGGTGTGGAGATGAGTATTTCCCGTATCTGCTGGGACATCGGCGGCATCGATCCAACCATTGTATATAACCGGTCCAAAAAACACGGTCTTTTCCGCGTGATCCCGATTAAAGGGGCATCTGTTTACGGTAAACCTGTCGCGAATATGCCCCGTAAGCGCAATAAAAACGGCGTTTACCTGACGGAAATTGGTACCGACACGGCTAAAGAACAGATTTATAACCGTCTGACGCTCATACCGGAAGGCGATGCACCCATGCCGGGCGCGGTGCATTTCCCCAATAATCCCGAAATATTCGACCTTGCCGAGGCCCAGCAGCTGACCGCAGAAGAGCAGGTAGAAAAGTGGGTTGGGGGCGAAAAGAAAATACTCTGGGACAGTAAAAAGCGGCGTAACGAGGCGCTTGACTGCTTTGTTTATGCTCTGGCCGCGCTGCGCATCAGTATTTCACGCTGGCAGCTGAACCTTGAATCGCTGCTGATCAGCCTGCTGGATGAAGACAGCCAGCGCGAACCCAAAAAGACCCTGGCGGACTATGCCCGGGCATTATCCGGAGAAGAATAATGGCGACACAGACTGAACTCGACAGCGCCCGCGCTGCGCTGCATGACCTGATGACGGGTAAACGGGTTGCGACAGTGCAGAAAGATGGCCGTCGCGTTGAGTTCACGGCCACCTCCGTCAGCGATCTGAAAAAATATATTGCCGAACTGGAAAGCCAGATTGGTATCACACAACGTCGCCGGGGACCGGCAGGATTTTACGCATGAAATTGCCAGCGCTTTTAGGACCAGACGGCAGAACATCCCTGCGGGAATATGCCGGTTATCATGGCGGGGCCGGAGGCTTTGGCGGCCAGCTGCGCGGATGGAATCCACCCAGTGAAAGCGTGGATGCCGCTCTTCTGCCTAATCTCGCCAGGGGAAACGCACGGGCGGATGATCTTGTCCGTAATAACGGGTATGCAGCCAATGCCATACAGCTTCACCAGGATCATATTGTTGGTTCGTTTTTTCGGCTGAGCCACCGGCCCAGCTGGCGTTTTCTGGGTATACGCGAAGAAGAATCCCGGGCGTTTGCACGTGAAGTTGAAGCAGCCTGGAAAGAGTTTGCTGAGGACGATCACTGCTATATCGATGTTGAGCGAAAGCGGACATTTACCATGATGATCCGCGAAGGTGTCGCCATGCATGCGTTCAATGGTGAGCTTTTTCTGCAGGCGGCATGGGACAGTGGCGCGTCGCGGCTCTTTCGTACCCAGTTCAGGATGATCAGCCCGAAGCGCGTCAGCAATCCGGGGAACCGGGGCGACACTCAGGACTGTCGCGCAGGAGTGGCGGTCAGCAGCAGCGGGGCAGCGCTGGGGTATCACGTCTGCGAAGACAGCTATCCCGGCTGGGGCGCACAGAAATGGACCTATGTGCCGAGGGAACTGGCAGGCGGGCGGACCTCTTTTATCCATGTATTCGAGCCACTGGAAGACGGGCAGACACGCGGCGCAAATCAGTTTTACAGTGTGATGGAGCAGATGAAAATGCTTGATACGCTGCAAAACACCCAGTTGCAGAGCGCCATTGTGAAGGCCATGTACGCCGCGACCATTGAAAGCGAGCTTGATACCCAGACCGCGATGGATTTTATTCTCGGCGCTGACAGTAAAGAGCAGAGCAAAATGAGCGGGTGGCTGGGCGAAATGGCAACCTACTATTCCGCAGCGCCGGTGCGCCTCGGCGGGGCGAAAGTTCCGCATCTTATGCCCGGCGACTCGCTGAATCTTCAGTCGGCCCAGGATACCGATAACGGATATTCAACCTTTGAGCAGTCCCTTCTTCGGTATATCGCCGCCGGGCTGGGCGTTTCTTACGAACAGCTGTCGCGTAATTATTCACAAATGAGCTATTCGACGGCGCGCGCCAGTGCGAATGAATCATGGGCTTTCTTTATGGGACGCCGAAAATTTATCGCCTCCCGCCAGGCCTGTCAGATGTTCCTCTGCTGGCTGGAAGAGGCCATCATCCGGCGCGTTGTGACGCTACCCTCCAGAGCGCGCTTTACTTTCCAGGAAGCACGAAGCGCGTGGGGCAACTGCGACTGGATTGGATCAGGGCGCATGGCTATCGATGGTCTGAAAGAGGTGCAGGAGGCGGTCATGCTGATCGAGGCCGGGCTGAGTACCTATGAAAAAGAATGTGCCAAACGCGGCGAGGATTACCAGGAAATCTTTGCCCAGCAGGTACGTGAAACGCTGGAGCGTCGGCAGGCCGGGCTTAAACCCCCCGCATGGGCTGCAGCCGCCTTTCAGTCCGGATTAAATAATTCCAGTAAGGAGGACGACGATGACGCCCGAGCTGCGTAATCTCCCCCATATCGCGGGCCTCGCGTTTAATGAGCCGCTGTTACTCGAACCCGCCTATGCGCGGGTTTTCTTTTGTGCGCTGGCGGGTCAGCTGGGTATCACCCGCCTGACAGATACTGTCACAGGTATGACGCTGAGCGGCGAACAGATGGCTGAACCCGTTGCGATTTTCGGTGACGGTGATGACAGTGGTTTGCGGCAGGCGAAAAGTTACCAGGTGATCAACGGCATTGCGGTGATACCTGTTTCCGGCACGCTGGTCAGCAAAACCCGCGCACTACAACCTTATTCGGGAATGACCGGCTATAACGGCATTATTGCCAGGCTTCAGCAGGCTGTCAGCGATCCGGATGTGGAAGGGATCATGCTGGATATGGACACCCCTGGCGGGATGGTGGCGGGCGCTTTTGACTGCTCAGACGTCATCGCGCGGCTCCGCGATATCAAACCTGTATGGGCACTCGCTAACGATATGAACTGTAGTGCCGGGCAGCTCATCGCCAGTGCAGCGTCCCGCCGGCTTGTTACCCAGACCGCGCGCACTGGTTCGATTGGCGTCATGATGGCTCACAGTAATTATGGTGCCGCGCTGAAAACGCAGGGCGTTGAGGTGACCCTCATCTACAGTGGTGAGCACAAAGTTGACGGCAACCCTTATGAGAAACTGCCCGAAAATATTCGCAACGATTTCCAGTCACGTATTGATTCTGCCCGCCAGATGTTTGCGGGCAAGGTGGCGGAATATACAGGATTGTCCGTTCAGGCGGTGCTTGATACCGAAGCAGCTGTCTTCAGCGGCAGAGAAGCCATTGATGCCGGCATTGCTGACGAGCTCGTTAATAACACCGACGCGCTCAGCGTGATGCGCGATGCACTTAATAACCGTAATAAAACCATTACCGGAGGACGTATGAAAGGTTCCACTGCATCCGCAGAAACCACCCGGCAGCCAGCCGCTACAGCGCCAGCTGCTGAAAACCAGACCACTGCGAATAACGCTTCTGCCAGCGCAGCACCCGCAGATACTGCGAATGTCAGCGTGCAGATCGCTGAAGCAGTAAGCACTGAGAATGCGCGCATTATGGGCATTCTCAATTGTGAAGAAGCAGGCGGACGTGAAGCCCAGGCCCGCGTACTGGCTGAAACACCGGGAATGACGGTCGAGCATGCGCAGCGCATTCTGGCGGCGGCACCACAAAGCGCGCATGCGCGCACTGATACTGCTCTGGATCGTCTGATGGAAGCCGCACCGGCAGCAGTCGGGCCGGGTAATGCGGCCACGACAGCTACCGATGATCTGATGAATACCCCCGTTTAAGAGGCAATTATGGTAAATACAGAAACTTTTGGATTCTATCAGCCGCTGGGCAACAGCGATCCGGCTCACACTGCCAGCGCACCCGGCGGGCTTACCGGTTTAACCCTGCCGATGACGCCGCTGATGCTCAATGCTGAGACCGGAAAGCTCATTGTCTGGGACGGCGAAAAGGCGGGTGATGCAGCCGGGATTCTGGCTATCTCTGCTGACCAGAACAGTAAACAACTGACGTTCTACAAGTCCGGTTCTTTCCGGATTGAGGATGTGCTCTGGCCCGAATCCCTTCAGGACGACACCAAAAAACGCAATGCTTTTGCAGGCACGCCCATCAGCATTGTCTGACAACTCAGTCTCTCTTGTTCATCCATAAGGGCCGCGTATGCGGCTTTTTTTACGGGAAAAATCTATGTCCATGTATTCCACTGCACAGCTGCTGGCGGTCAATGAGAAGAAATTTAAATTTGATCCGCTGTTCCTGCGCATCTTCTTTCGTGAAAGCTATCCGTTCACGACTGAGAAAGTCTATCTCTCTCAGATCCCCGGCCTGGTCAATATGGCGGTATACGTTTCGCCGGTAGTTTCCGGTGAGGTGATCCGCTCGCGCGGCGGCAGTACTTCCGAGTTCACACCGGGCTATGTCAAGCCAAAACATGAAGTAAACCCACAAATGACGCTGCGCCGCCTCCCTGATGAAGACCCGGCAAATCTTGCAGATCCGGCCTATCGCCGCCGCCGTATTATCCTTCAGAACATGAAGGATGAAGAACTTGCCATTGCTCAGGTTGAAGAGCAGCAGGCGGTGGCAGCGGTGCTGAAAGGCAAATACACCATGAACGGCGAAAAGTTTGAGCCGGTTGAGGTGGATCTGGGCCGCAGCGACGGAAATAACATCATTCAGGCAGGTGCCGCCGCCTGGTCCGGCAAGGATAAAGAAACGTTCGACCCTACTGATGATATTGAAACCTACGCGCTGAATGCCAGCGGCGTGGTGAATATCATCGTCTTTGATCCTAAGGGATGGGCGCTGTTCCGCTCATTCAAGGCGGTTAAAGATAAGCTTGATACCCGCCGTGGCTCCAACTCGGAGCTGGAAACCGCTATCAAGGACCTGGGCAAAGCCGTTTCTTATAAAGGAATGTACGGCGATGTGGCGATCGTCGTTTACTCCGGTCAGTACGTTGAAGACGGCGTTAAAAAGAACTACCTGCCTGATCTGTCTCTGGTGCTCGGTAACACCCAGGCGCGCGGACTGCGTACTTACGGCTGCATTCAGGATGTGGATGCGCAGCGTGAAGGTATTAACGCTTCCGCACGTTATCCGAAGAACTGGGTACAAACGGGCGACCCTGCCCGTGAATTCACCATGATCCAGTCCGCCCCGCTGATGCTGCTGGCTGATCCTGACGAATTTGTTTCCGTAAAACTGGCCTGACGGCTGAGCCTCCGGCCCTGCGGGGCCGCTTTTTCTGGAGAAAACCATGACGAAAGATGAACTGATTGCGCGTCTTAAGGCGCTGGGGGCTCAGCTGGGCCGGGATGTCAGCCTGGCCGGTTCCAAAGAAGAACTGGCGATGCGCGTGGCTGAACTTGAAGAAGAACTTGAGGATGACGGCGACGGCGGGAGTGGCGACGTAATTACTGCAACCACTGGCGCTTCAGTCGTGTCAGGTCCGGACGCCGCCGTGACGCTGGCAACTCCTGATCGTTCTCCCGCCGTACTGACAAAGGTTGTGGCCCGGGCCACGCTGCATATTGATGCAATCGCAGAGGACGACGATATCCCGGTCCCGATCGCGACGCCGGGTACTGTCATCCGCATTTCCCCGCAATATGTCCCCGGTCTGGTTAACAGCGGGGTGGTGGAAAAAGTCGGGCCAACAGAAGAGGCGTAACGGGAGAACAGTGGCTGAGTTCAATAATATTTTTGATACGGCACTGGAAAAGGCCGATGACACAATCCGGGAGGTAATGGGGACGCCAGCGCAGATTCTGACCGGCACCATGGCGGGAACAATCCTGCACGGCGTTTTTGACGATCCCGAAAATATTGGCTTTGCCGGAAGCGGCGTCAGAGTGGAAGGAACCAGCCCCTCTCTTTTTGTTAAGTCTGTTCACATCTCTACCCTCCAGCGGTCTGATGTTTTGTTGATCAACGGTGATCGTTTCTGGGTTGACCGTATTGGACCTGACGACAGCGGCAGCCGTCATATCTGGCTTGGCAACGGTTCCCCGCCTGCCGGAAATCGGGCGGTAAGGAAAACATATGGCAATTAAAGGGCTTGAACAGGCTATCGCCAATCTTAACAGCATCAGTAAAACGGCCGTCCCCCGCGCATCCGCTCAGGCGGTGAACCGTATTGCCACCCGCGCAGTGAACAGAAGCGCTTCAGTGGTGGCGAAGGATACGCGGGTTCCGCGAAAGCTGGTTAAAGCACGCGCCAGGGTAAAAAGGGCAACCGTAAAAAAGCCAGCCGCTCTGATCAGGATTAATCGCGGCAATCTTCCTGCGATAAAGCTCGGGGTTGCCTCTGCGAGGCTGTCACGGCGCAAGCGCGATAAATATGGTGCCAGGAGCGTTCTTTCCGTCGGACGCTTCCGTTTTCCGGGTGCGTTTATCCAGCAACTGAAAAACGGGCGCTGGCACGTCTTGCGACGAACGGCGAAGGCGCGTTACCCGATTGAGGTCGTGAGCATCCCGCTCGCCGAACCGCTGACAACGGCATACACCAGTCTTCTGCCCGCGCTCATTGATAAAGACATGCCCGAAGCTCTTCGGGCCAACCTGAAAAACCAACTGAGGCTGATACTGAAAAAATGATCCATAGCGATATCCGTCAGGCAATTCTTGATGCACTTGAAGACGCTATCAGTCACGAAACTGCCTTTTTCGATGGCCGCCCTGCCGTATTTGAGGAAGGTGATTTCCCCGCTGTCGCGGTTTACATCGCTGATGCCGAGTATACCGGCGATGAGCTGGATGGTGATCTCTGGCAGGCGACGCTGCATGTTGAAGTTTTTCTGCCCGCTCAGGTGCCGGATTCGGAACTTGATGAGTGGATGGAGTCTCGCATCTATCCGGTGCTCGGCAACGTACCGGCATTAGCCGGTTTGATTTCCACTATGGTTCAGCAGGGCTATGACTACCAGCGCGACGAGGATCTGGGGTTATGGAGTTCTGCTGATCTGAAATATTCCATCACTTACGAAATGTGAGGACACTATGGCAGCACCAAATCCCCTGGCACCTGTAAAGGGTGCCGGTACCACGCTCTGGATCTACACCGGCAGCGGCAATGCGTTTACTAACCCGCTGGCGGATGTTGACTGGACGCGCCTGGCGAAAGTCAAAGAGCTTCAGCCCGGCGAACTGACCGCAGAATCCTTTGATGACACCTACATCGATGATGAAGATGCCGACTGGGGCGCGACCGGGCAGGGTCAGAAATCTGCCGGTGACAGCACGATCACCCTCGGCTGGATGCCCGGCGATTCAGGCCAGAAAGAACTGGTTAAGTGGTTTCATGACGGCACCGTTCGTGCCTATAAAATCAAATACCCTAACGGCACTGTTGATGTCTTTCGCGGCTGGGTGAGCAGCCTGGGTAAAGCCATCACCAGTAAAGAGATGATCACCCGTACCGTCAAAGTCACCAACAACGGTAAGCCGCTCCAGGCAGAAGACAACGGCGCGGCAACGATTGCCGTCACCGGCGTTACGCTCGATAAAGCCACTGCAAGCGTGGCCGTCGGGGCTACCGTAACGTTTAACGTCACCGTTCAGCCCGCCAGCGCCTCGGATAAATCGTTCCGTGCAGCCACGTCCGCCCCGGCAAAAGCGACGGTCACCATCAATGGTACCGTTGTTACCGTCACCGGCGTCGCGGCGGGGGCTGCGGATATCATCATCATGACTAACGACGGCCAGTTTGTTGCCGTGTGCAAAGTCACCGTTACCGCAGCATAACTTTACGCAGCCCAGGAGGCGGCATGTTTCTGAAGAAAGACACCTTCACTTTTAACAATGAATCCCTGACGCTCAGCGAGCTTTCTGCCCTTCAGCGTATTGAATTTCTCGATTACCTGTCTAAAGAAGAGAAGGCCGCTAAGTCACCGGGTGACGAGCTGGATGAGCAGCAAATGACCGCCCGGCTGGTGGGCATGAGTATCCGGGCCGGTGCCTGGCTGGTTGCGCAGTCTCTCTGGCAAAGCGATCCTTCCGGTCCGGATGCCGGTGAACTGCATCAGCAGGTGCTCAGCACCTGGCCCGCCGACGCCATCGCCCAGGCTGAAATGATGGTGAAGACGTTATCGGGCATGCTGCCCCCTGTTGCTGAAGACAGAGGCGGGGAGACAGAAGAAGAAGGCACTGAAGCAGAGCCGGTATCTGCGGAAAAGCCTTCTCCAGTGAGCTGACGTTTGTCCTGAAGCTGGCGCGGGAGTTCGGGCGACCCGACTGGCGCGCCATGCTTGCTGGCATGACCTCCTGTGAACTGGGCGACTGGCACCAGTTCTACGGGGAGCACTATTTTCAGGATGCGCAGCAGGATGCGCACTTCTCCATGCTGCTTTACACGGTTTCCTCCCTCTTTTTCGGGGATCCGGACCTTACCCCCTCGCAATTCAGCCTGTTTTCCGCGTCTGATCCAGAAACGAATGAATCCGAACCGGATGACGACATGCTGATGGCTGCGGCCGAAGGATTATCAGGAGGCGTACGCTATGGCCCAGACGCCAGTCGGTGATCTGGTCGTTAACCTTGATGTGGACTCCACGAAGTTTAACGAACAGCTTAATTATGTAAAACGTCAGTTACGGCAGACCAGTGATGCCGCTGGCGATACCACCCGGCAGGTACAACAGTCATTCAGTAAGCAGGAAGCGGCCGCGCGCCGGGCCGGAATATCGATGGGTCAGTATAACGCCGCCATGCGAACGTTACCGGCACAGTTTACTGATATTGCCACACAGCTGGCAGGCGGGCAGTCACCGTTCATGATCCTGCTCCAGCAGGGCGGTCAGGTAAAAGACTCATTCGGTGGCCTGGCTCCCATGTTCCAGGCGTTGCGCGATGTGCTTTTCGGCTTCAATAATGACGTGGCGGACTCATCCGATGATGCCAGCAGCAGCCTCGGGGATACCGCGGAAGGGCTGAATAATGCTGCTGAAGCAGGTGAAAAGCTGCGACATGTTCGCGGTTTTATTACGCCAGTTTCCCTCGGCGTGACAGCGCTGGCCGCTGCAACAGCAATTCTGGCTTATGCCTGGTACAAAGGCTCGCTGGAGCTTGATGAATACAATAAGCAGCTCATCCTTACGGGGGGATATACCGGCAAAACGGCCAGTAATCTTTCCGATCTTGCGCGCCGAGTTGGCGAAAGCACGGGCGAAATCGGCAAGGCTGCTGCCGCGCTGGCCGCCGCGGTGGGCACAGGCAATATCCGTGGCAATATGCTCGAGTATGTGGCTACCGCCGCCATTGCTATGGAAAAGGCCACCGGCCAGTCAGTCGAAAAGACGGTGGCAGAATTCAGCAAACTTGCTGATGCCCCGGTTGCGTCCGTGCTGGCGCTTAACAAGCAGTATCACTTTCTGACAGCGGCTGTTTATGAGCAAATTTACGCACTTCAGAAACAGGGAGATGCCAGTGGTGCGGCGAAACTTGCGATGGAAAGCTATTCCGAAGCTATGTCATCACGCTCTTCACGTATTGAGGCAAATCTCGGTACCATTGAACGCCTGTGGAATAACATCAAGGATACGGCATCCGGCGCATGGGATGCGATGCTTAACATTGGCCGTCAGGTCACACCAGCCCAAACGCTGGAGGGGCTGAAAAAGCAACTTGCTGAGCAAAAGTCCTCTCTCGCTTCCCTGACTACAGCTTCTCCTAACCAGTCTGACACTGGCTATGGCCAGCAGCGCAACCGGCTGGGGGCGATTGAGCAGCAGAAAAAAGTGTCTGCCACTGAAGCGCAAATCTCGGCGCTTGAGAAAGCGATCGCGCTCGAAGGTGACATTGCTGTGGTTCGTGAGAAAACGGCCACAGCTAACCAGGAAGACCTTGATGCCTCTGTCCGAAAAAACACAAATATTGAGCGTTATGAATCCAACGCGGTAAAACGCGCGCGAGAACTGAAAGATCTGGCGAAAGATCGTAGCAAGTACACCGCCGCTGAATACAAAATGGTGAAAGAGGGGATCGAAAAGCGTTATGCCGATCCCAAAACCCACGATAAAAAGGTCAAAACCAGCGCTGGCGATCGCGAGGTTGACAGCGGCTCTGCGCAGACGCTGGAACTGGAAGCCCAGCTGCGAACACTCAGGCAGCATAAGGATATCAACGATAAAATCAGCCCGCAGCGCCGGGCGTTGTGGGAGCTGGAATCAAAAATTGCTGTTCTGGAGAAAATTCAGCTCGATCCTCGCGGGCGGGCGCTGACAGCGGATGAGAAATCATTACTCGCCACGAAAGAAAAAGCACGGGCGCAGGCCGAAGTCAATGCCCGCCTGGGCGATCAGGTTCTTGCCCAGCAGCGGCTTAACGCTCTGGCGGATCAGGCGCTGAAGTTTTCGCAGCAGCAGGCCGCTAAACGGTCTGAAATTAGCGCCCAGGCGGAAGGGCTATCCCGCCGCGAGGCGGAACGTGAAGCCAACTTGCAGCGTTTACGGGACAGCTATGCCGCTAATCCTCAGGCGTTACGGAGTGTGCTGGCTGAGCAGCAGGCGACATACGATGCGGAAGATGCCCTGCGTTCTGACTGGGTGGCTGGCGCAAAACAGGGATGGGCCGAATATAAAGATTCTGCAACAAATGTTTTTTCCTCAGTTCAGCAGATTTCACAGTCCACCTTCAGCGGGCTGGCGAACCAGCTGACCACCCTGACCACCACCGGTAAGGCCAGCTTTAAAGATTTCACCACCTCCATTCTGAAAATGATCGCGTCGGTCACTAACCAGTTGCTGGTGGCATACACCCTCCAGGCTGCTATGGGCTGGATTTCGGGCAGTACGCAAACACCTGCTACCGGGCAGTCTCTGGCGGTACCGTCATATCGTCCACCCGGTTACGACGGTGGCGGCTTTACCGGGCATGGTGGCAAATACGATCCTGCGGGTATTGTTCACCGCGGCGAGTTTGTTTTCCATAAAGAGGCAACCAGTCGGCTTGGCGTCGGCAACCTTTACCGGCTTATGCGTGGCTATGCCACGGGCGGGCTGGTCGGCGGCACTGGAAGCCCGGCGGGTGCATCTCCCTTTGGTGTCAGCGTTTATGCCCCTGTCAGCGTCACCACTCAGCAGGATAACGCGCAGCCGAAAGGTAACAACGATCAGCTTGGCCGCGCTTATCAGCAGGTTATTGATAAAGCCGTCCGTGATGGTATTGCCCGCGAAAGTCGTCCCGGCGGTCTCCTCTGGGGTGCGTCAAAGCAGAGGTAAATAATGGCGATTGAGCATTTCGGCTGGCGCATTCAGGCAGCCAGCCAGCCCACCACAGGCAGTAAGGATGTGGTGAGAAAGGCACAGTTTGGTGACGGCTATGCGCAGGTGTCCGGCTCCGGTATTAACGACGAAGCACTGACCTATGATTTCTCGTTTACCGGACGGCCGGACACCGCGCTTGAGATACATGCATTCCTGCGGCGTCACAAAACGAAAGCATTCTCTTTTACGCCACCGTTCGGTGAGCTGGCGCTCTGGCGTGTTGAACCAGACAGCCTGAAAAAATCAGCGAGAGGTAAAACGCTTCTCACCATCACCGCAACTTTTGAGCAGGCATTTGCACCATGAGTTTAAACAGTGATTATCAGAAGCTGGAGCCGGGCAATACTGTCCGGCTTTTTGTTATTGACGGTACCGCGTTTGGCATCAGTGACGTGATGCGTTTTCATTCGCATAATATCGCCCACACGCCAGAAGAAATTCAGGCCGCTGGCGGCGATGAGAAAGAGCTTCCGGCTAAATCTGTCTGGTGGCAGGGGGAAGAATACAAAGCCTGGTCCTGTCAGATTGAGGGCATTGAGGCATCCACTACTGGTGCCAGCGCCCAGCCCAGACTGGCGGTCGCTAATCTGGACAGTTCGATCACTGCGCTGTGTCTGGCCTATGACGATCTTCTCCAGGCGAAAGTCACTATCCGCGACACGCTGGCCGCCTATCTTGACGCGCGTAACTTCCCTGAAGGCAATGCGTCAGCGGATCCGACGCAGGAGAAAACGCAGGTCTGGTATATCGATGCGAAGAACAGCGAAACGAATGAAATCGTTGAATTTACGCTGTCCAGCCCGATGGACCTGCAAGGGCTGATGATCCCGACGCGGCAACTACATTCGCTTTGTACCTGGTGTATCCGTAATAAGTACCGCACCGGCGATGGGTGTGATTATGCCGGTTCCCGCTATTTCGATAAAAATAACAAGCCTGTCGATGATCCCTCTCTCGATGAGTGCAACGGCACGCTGACCGCCTGCAAACTGCGCTTCGGGGAAAATAACGAGCTGCCGTTTGGTGGATTCCCTGGCACGTCGTTAATCAGGAGCTGACATGCGCGAAAAAACTCTTTCAGCGATTATGGCGCATGCGGAGCTGGAATACCCGCGCGAGTGCTGCGGCGTGGTGGCGCAAAAAAGCCGCGTCGAGCGTTACTTTCCCTGCCGCAATCTGGCCGCTGACCCTGAGGAACACTTTCACCTTTCTCCGGAAGATTTCGCCACTGCCGAAGACTGGGGCGCAGTAACCGCCATCGTGCACAGTCATCCCGACGCCACGACGCAGCCGAGCGAGCTGGACAAAGCGCAGTGCGACGCCACGCTTTTACCCTGGCATATCGTGAGCTGGCCGGACGGCGATTTACGGACCATTCAGCCGCGGGGTGAACTGCCATTGCTGGAGCGCCCTTTTGTGCTCGGTCATTTTGACTGCTGGGGTCTGGTGATGAGTTATTATCGCCAGACATACGGGATTGAATTGCGCGACTATCGCGTAGATTATCCGTGGTGGGAAGACCAGTACGCGGATAATTTTTACCAGGACTGCTGGTATGAATGCGGCTTCCGGGAGTTCACCGGCAACCCGCAGCCGGGCGATCTGATCATAATGCAGGTGCAGTCACCTAAATGGAACCACGCAGGGATCATGCTGGAAGGCAACATGATGATGCACCACCTGTACGGTATGCTGAGTAACCGGGTGCCTTATGGCGGATACTGGCAGGAGCGCACGATGAAGGTTCTTCGCTATAAGACACTGTGCTAACCTTCATAAAAATTAATGAAGGGAAACGGGTTATGAAAAGACTCATATTGGCTTTAGTTGCTGTTGGGTTGTATGGATGTGCAACATCTGCTGTGTCACCCAGCCAAGCTTTAGAGGCACCAAAAGAACGTATTTTTGCTTATCAAGGCCTCGTCAAAGATGGTGCGATTTTAACGGTTGTTCGTGATAAGGGTTTTTTGGGTGGTGGCTGTTATTACGGACTTTATGTTAATAAAGAACGTGTTGCCAGTTTAGATACTGGCGAGAAAGTAAATCTTCAGTTACCTCCTGGAGAATGGATGGTTGGGTTTAAGGGTGAAGGCAAAGCATGCATATCAGATAATCATCTTTCAGAAAGAGAGATTATATTAAATGCTAATCAGCATAAGGCTGTAAGGTTGTTTGCTGATCCGAGTGGAAACCTCGATATCAAATCGATGTCACTTTAATATTTAATGCATTAAGCCACCTACGGGTGGCTTTTTTATTGGAGGGAAAATGCAAGAAGTAATGACATATATTGAGTTGAGCGGATCTCTCGGAAAAGTTTTCGGTAAAAGGCACCAACGCCTCATCAGTACCATTCATGAAGCGCCTCGTGCTTTGGCTGCAACAATCAAGGGCTTTGAGCAATATATGATTTCAAGTCATCGGCGAGGCCTGACATATGCAGTATTCCGAGGAAAGAAAAATATTGGTGTAAATGATCTTGGTTTCCCTGTTACCGAAGAAGTCATACGTATAGTTCCTGTTGTGATCGGAAGTAAAAAAGCAGGTATTTTACAGACCATTCTTGGCGCTGTTTTGGTTACTGTGGGGGCCGTTATGACCTACATGTCTGGTGGTACAGCATCACCGTTAGCCGCCGGACTTATGACATCAGGTTTAGGTATGATGGCTGGTGGCGTTATCCAGATGCTTTCACCTCAACCTGCCGGCCTTGCCAGTAAGCAGGATCCGGATAACCGCGCCTCTTATGCCTTCGGTAGCGTAACCAACACGACCGCCCAGGGTTATCCCGTTCCGCTGGGGTACGGTAAACGGCGAATTGGTGGTGCAGTGCTTTCAGCCGGGATTTACGTCGAAGACCAGCAATAAAATATCTCCACAGTTCAGACCGCCGCCCGGCGGTTTTTTTATGGGTGCAATATGGCAAACCAGATTAAAGGACGCAAAGGCGGCGGCTCCAAACAACGCACGCCCGTAGAACAGCCGGACGACCTTCAGTCGATCGCAAAAGCAAAAATCCTGCTCGCGCTTGGCGAAGGTGAGTTTGAAGGTGGGCTGGACGGGAAGAGTATTTTTCTTGACGGCACGCCGCTGATAAACAGTGACGGGTCAGAAAACTTTTCAGGTGTTAAATGGGAATTCCGTCCCGGCACACAGGCGCAAACGTATATTCAGGGTATGCCGGGTACTGTAAACGAAATTAACGTTGGCTCTGAGATTTCAAGCGATACTGCGTGGACTCATACCTTCAATAATACTCAATTGTCCGCCGTGCGCCTTCGCCTTAAATGGCCCTCTATTTTCAGACAGCAGAATAATGGCGATTTAGTTGGCAATGTTATTAACTACGCTGTCGATTTGCAGACTGACGGCGGCACATGGCAGACCATGATTAATACGTCTGTGTCCGGTAAAACCACCTCAGGTTATGAGCGCAGCCACCGGATTGATTTACCGCATGCCAGCCGGGGCTGGACTGTACGCATCCGTAAAATCACAGCGGATGCACACAGTGCAAAAACCGGCGATACAATGACGCTGCAAAGCTACACGGAAGTTATTGATGCGAAGCTCCGCTATCCCAATACGGCGCTGTTGTATATTGAATTCGATTCCAGTCAGTTTAACGGCAATATTCCGCAGGTTTCCTGTGAACCTAAAATGCGCGTTATGCGCGTGCCGGATAACTATGATCCGTTGACCCGCAGTTACAGCGGTACATGGCTCGGTGGTTTTAAATGGGCCTGGACGGATAACCCGGCGTGGATATTTTTTGATCTGGTCGTGACTGAGCGCTTTGGGCTGGGTAATCGTCTGACCGCAGAGAATATCGATAAGTGGATTCTCTATCAGGTCGCGCAATACTGCGATCAGCTTGTTCCTGATGGTAAGGGAGGCGACGGTACCGAGCCGCGTTATAAATGTGACGTCTATATCCAGGATCGCAACGACGCCTACACGGTTATTCGTGATTTCGCTGCAATTTTCAGGGGCATGACGTACTGGGGCGGGGATAAGATCGTTGCGCTGGCGGATATGCCGCGTGATATCGATTTCAGCTATACCCGTGCAAACGTCATTGATGGTCTTTTTACCTACAGCAGCAGCACGTCTAAAACCCGCTATACCAGTGCACTGGTTTCTTACTCTGATCCTCAGAACGGTTACAGCGATGCAATGGAGCCTGTTTTTGAACAGGCCCTGGTCGCCCGTTATCGGGGTTTTAACCAGCTTGAAATGACCGCGATCGGCTGTACCCGGCAGTCAGAAGCGAACCGAAAAGGGCGCTGGGGCATTCTGACCAACAATAAAGATCGCGTCGTGACGTTCTCGGTTGGCCTGGACGGAAATATCCCGCAGCCGGGCTACATTATCGCGGTCGCTGACGAAATGCTGTCCGGGAAAGTGACGGGTGGACGCATCAGCGCTGTAAATGGCCGTGTGATCACCCTTGATCGCAAGGCTGATGCTAAGGCCGGCGATCGCTTAATTCTGAACCTGCCTTCCGGCGCATCTCAGACGCGTACAATTCAGGAAATCAGCGGGCGAATTGTCACCGTCACAACGGCTTTCAGCGAAATCCCCCAGGCGGAATGCGTATGGGTGGTTGAGTCTGACGAACTGTACGCGCAGCAGTACCGCGTGGTCAGCGTTTCCGATAACAATGACGGCACTTTTACCATTGCTGCCGCGTCACACGATCCAGACAAATACGCGCGTATTGATACCGGGGCGATCATTGATCCGCGTCCGATAAGTGTTATTCCGCCCGGCAACCAGGCAGCACCAGAAAACATCCTGATCGAGAGCTATTCCGTAGTGAATCAGGGTGTGAGCGTTGAAACCATGCGCGCCACCTGGGAGCCTGCTGCCAACGCTATCGCTTATGAAGCACAGTGGCGACGCAATGAGGGTAACTGGGTTAATGTCCCGCGCAGCGCCACCACCAGTTTTGAAGTGCCTGCCATTTATACCGGTCGCTACCTGGTGCGTGTTCGTGCCATTAATGCCGCTGAAATTTCGAGCGGCTGGGGCTATTCTCCTGAGCAAACGCTTACTGGCAAAGTGGGTAGTCCCTCCGCACCGGTAGGGCTTTCAACGCAGGGCATTATCTTTGGTGTCGTGCTGAACTGGAATTTTCCGGCCGGTACCGAAGATACGCTTAAAACCGAGATCCAGTACAGCGCGGCGTCCACCGGAGAAAATCCGTTGTTGCTGGCCGATGTGCCTTACCCGCAAAAGACCTACCAGCAGCTTGGCCTGAAATTCGGCGTGACGTTCTGGTACCGCGCGCGGCTGGTTGACAAAACCGGCAACCAGAGCGAGTGGACCGGCTGGGTCAGCGGCATGCCTCTCGATAACGTCGCTGACTACATCGACAACATGGACGAGGCGATACGCGACACTGACACGTACAAAGAACTGGATAAGTCGATTCAGGACAACCAGACCGCGATCGCTAAAGAAGTTACTGACCGTGCAGCTGCTCTCACCAAAGAGGCCAGTGATCGCGCTGCTGCAATTTCTAAGGAAACTACGGCCCGCACGCAGGCGCTGACCAAAGAAGCCACTGACCGTACGGCGGCGATCGCGGCGGAGGCAACAACGCGTGCGCAGCAGGATCAGAAAGTGGCGGCTGACGCGGCGAATGGATTGCTTAACGAGCAGCTGACCCGCGAAGCGGCAATCTCTGAAACCAACCTGATTATTCAGAACAAGACCGACAGCCTCGCGCAGTCGATCGCGCAGGTGGCCGCGGGCAGCGGCACGCAGTTTGACTCGCTGAAAATCTGGCATTTCAACTCTTCGGGCGTTGAAGGCTGGACCGGCAACGGCACGCCGACCGTGGTCGATAACTGCCTGCGCCCGGCGAACCACGCTAATAACCCTTACGTTGTTTCTCCGGCATCGCTGGCAGTAGATGCGGCGTCTTATCGCTTCGTTAAGCTGCGTATCAGAAAGGTGGGCAAACCTGCCTGGCGGGGCCAGTTGCGCTGGCGTGATACGGCAGCCTTTAATGACACAAATATGGTGACGCTGCCTGAGCCTGCTTTTGATGCCAGCGGAGTGGCCACCGTTGATTTTAGCGATATCAGATGGAATACCCTGGCGAACGTGGCACAGATCCGCCTGGATATTGGTGCAACACAGACGGCCAGCGATTATTTCCTGATTGACTGGATAGCGGTTGGTCGCCCGGCACCGGGTGCCAGCACCGCAGCGCTTGAGGATGAAGCGACAGCACGTATCGCGGCAGACTCTGCCGAAGCCACGGCACGCAGTACCCTGGCGGCGCAAATCCGCGGCGGTACCGACGGCACCGATCCGTCGAAACTGACCAGCGGCCTGATTTACAACGAACGCCAGGTGCGCATCTCTTCGGAGAAGGCCATCGCCGAAGACGTTGAAGCACTGGAGACGAACTTCAACGACAACAACGCAGAAGTTCAGCAGCGCCTTGGCGTCCTTACCGATGCGCAAACGGCACAGGGGCAGACGATCACGAACATCAATGTTGCGCTCAAATACGGCAATATTGACGGTGACAACCTGCTGACGAACGGTTCGTTTGAGGCTGATTTCGAGTACTGGGAAGGCCGGACTAACGCGGATGACCAGTCGATCGTTAACGGCAGTGCATACAGCGGAAGCAAGGTACTCCGGTTTACAGCTAAATCACGTCCTTCGCGTCTGAACCAGAAAAACATTCTTCTGTTAAAGGGACGCACTTATCGGATCTCTGCTGTCATTAAATGCTCATCGGACGCTGTCGCCCTGGCAGGAGATAACACCAAGCTTGCTATCAGGAATAACGCGTCAGACGCCCTGATCAGCAGCGTCAGCTTTCTGGCTAACGGAGAGATGCCACCGACGGCCTGGACTGAAAAAAGCTTTGATTACAAACCCGGCGGTACTTCTGACATCGTTGTGCAACTCGCCATCACTGGCGCTCTGTCTGCCGGGACAATGGACGTTGACCTTGTCCGTGTGATGGACATTACTGACGCCAAAGCCATTGAGACGAAAGCCGACGCTGGCGCTCTAACCACGCTGGACGGCAAAGTGAAGGCCATTGGCGATACAGTGGATGCGCAGGGCACCGCGCTGACGCAGGTGCAGGCCAGCATCGGCCGCCGTACTGTCTACCGTGCCGTGTCGGTCGGTAACGGTGGTACTGGTGGCATCGGGGCCGCGGGTATTTTTAAGGAAGATGGTACTAAGCTGGCTACACCGGCGCGGTCATACATGCTGTCAGTTTTCAGAACCAATACTGATGGCTCTACAACTTTTACATCTACTAACTTTGATGTTTACTCGGGATCGGCAGCGGCATCATCTTTTAATGATGCTGTAGCAGCATTACCCAATGGGACGTATGTAGCCGTCACAACATGGGACGAGCCTAACGGGTACAAATCTCTAATCTTTGATGCTAT